TAAGATATACTGTTTTTCTACCTATTTATATGTGTATGCTATCACAATTCAATAATGTAATTTAAAGTAATGTAATAAATAAGCTATAAAATGATAGGGATACACCTACATATTATCTGTATCCCTATCATTTTACACTTCTTAATATTCTCTATTCACCTTGGATTCATTTATGTATGGATCTTGGATGTTCCAGTACGCTCTACATTCAGGTCCATTTACAAGCCACGTTTTACCTATCTTCTGTGTATTAAGTAAACGTTCCTGCTGGCATGCTTGCTTAATAGCACTTTCTGTTACAGTTCCATCGAGAATTTCTACTGCTTCTTTTATCTCTAACATTTCTGAGTTATAAAAGAATTTCTGCTTAATTAACTCCTGATCCAATTTATTTTCTTCATCTGAGAACTTTCTCTGTGGCTCAAGACCGAATCTCAAATCTTTAATGTCACTGTTATATATTTCCACCTTTAATTCTAAAGCGCTTTTAACCAAGTATTCATTTGCACCGCATATCTTAGATATATTAGTATACAAAACATCTGCAGCATCTTTATACTTAATTGTCATTTTATTGCCCGTGATAAGTCTGTCTATATCTCTCCATGTTTTACACTTTATTATGTTATGTCTTTCGCTGTACCTTGCACATAATATGTTTAACTTTGCCATCTTTTTTACAATTTCCATATTTGTCATAATCTCATTCTCCTTTATAATACATCATTTTTATTATTCCGTATTTTTTCTCTTACAACATATATACCCTTTTTCTTATAGTCGTTATCGCCTATCCACATTTATATAATAGTCGTTATCGCCTATTGTGTCAATAGTTTTTATAAATAATTTTGGACAATAAAAAAAGGGACATATCGCTTTTGCAATATGCCCCTTTTCATCCTTGATTATAAAATTAATTAGGGAGTTTAAGTTCCATGCCAGCATATAGCGGTGTACTAATATCCATATCGTTAAACTCTGCTAATTCAAGATATCTTGTACCATCTCCTAATGCTCTTTCTGCAACCTGCCAGAAACCCTCTCCTAGTTCTACTATTGCCGTTCTTTCTTCTGTCTCCTGTGGTGCTTCCTCTGCCGGCTCATCCTCGCTTTCCTCTTTAGGATAATACTTAGCTTCCATGGCGGCCTGATAATCTGCATAGTTGTAACCTGCAGCTTCGAGCTTCTGTCTGCGTTCTTCTCCATCACCGTACTCACCACGGTAAATTGCATCAATAACACTCTCATTAAGTTTTTCTGAAGGCTGTTCTATCTCTTCTGTATCATCTGTTTCATTAACAACAGACCATACATAATCATTAAATGCTCTAAGGTCAAAGTCGTTAATAATAGCAAGTGTTGTCTCATAGTAATCTGGAGCAGTTGCATAGTTATATCCAACCCAGTTGCCTTCTGCATCTCTGTCTGTATTGTTCACAGCATTTGTAAGACCATAAAGCTCTCCTTCGACTGTATTTGCTGCTGTTGCATCATCATAATTATTCCACTGCATCAGATCAAGATATCCATATACAGCACCCATTACATCAGGATACTTTTCAAAGGAATCTTTAATGTTTACATATTCTCCATCTATGTACTCTGTTGTATCATATTCTGCATCGCTTCCCTTAATTCCAAAAAGTGAAGCAGCCCCTAAATTCCAACCAGATTCTTTAGCAGCCTGTGCAAGAATTACAGCTGGGCTTATTGTTTTCTTTTCTTCTCTTCTGTATTTAATCCATGCATTGCACACCACTGGTGCAAGAGTGTTAATAAAGTTGTTTACATGCTCATACTTTGTGCTAATCACTGGAAATGTTCTCATATTACTTATCCTCTCTTTCTTCTATATCTGCTTTCTTTTCTACCTGTGACTTAAGATTCTTCACTATTGGCTGCAAAAATGGTGGAAGTGTTACTCCAATGTCATTGATATTTTCTAATATGCTTATGATTTCGTTGCATATAAGCCAGATTGCTACGACACATGCTACAAGAAATGTAAAAGGTAATGTTATTCCTACAACTCCTGCAGAATAAGAAAGGAGCTGGTCTATTATCACACCAACTCCTACCAAAAGCCACATACATATTTTCTTTGCAATTCCTTTTATTCCTTTGTAGCTGTCAATTTCCTGCTTCCTGAATTTTGACGCTGCAACACCTGTGAAATAATCTATTAGATTACATGTTACCAGTAATAACACTGGAACTGCTAAGATTCCCAGAGCACTTAATATAATGCTCCACACCGCTGTTACAATCACTTTTAATTTTTCCATATTTATCCTTTCCGTTGCACCAGTGCAACTTTAACTTTTTATTCCTGTCTTTCAGTTATTGCTTTATATACTTCTGCTTCAAATGTTGCAACATCTGCATCGCACGCTTTCTTATTTGCGATATAGCCTTTAACATTAACAACTGTCTTACTTACCGTTGGCTGTCCCTGCTGTGGTATGTTTGCATACATATTAACAACATTTGTCTCGCTTTCATCTACCTTTGCTGTTATAGATGCATTTAATGTTACATTTTTCTGTATTTCCATAATTTACCTCTTTCTACCGCTGTGCGGATTTATTATTGCCCTGTACCCCATCCAACATCATTATTAAATAGTGCCTGTACAGAGTACGTTATTGTCTTTTTTCCATTCTTTGTGCTTCCACCTATTCCCGATAGCGTATGTGCTTCGTTGTCACTAAAATACCATACATATGTCGCCCCTGCTGATAATTCTATTGCATTTGTCGTCTCTAATCTATGTTGATTTTCTGTTACGCAATATCCGTCCAAATACAATCCACATTTTATTGTGCCATAATCACTTGTATCATCTGTCCATATGCTTACATTTGCGATTATTAAACATGGCCCATGGAATGTTCTTATAAATAACGTTGTATTTAAGTTGTTTTCATATGTTGCCCACCTGTAATTCGGCTGATACGTTGTGTAAGGCGTTGAAAAGCTTCTGCAATACAAATCTCCTTCGCTTGTTACATAGAATGTCGCTATTCCATTTTTTTGAACTGAATATACCCATGCATCTTCTCTTGTGTTTCCTACAACATAGTCTGGATTTTGTAGATAAGCTGTATACACTTTGTCTGCTGTCTCACAATATATTGCTTTACTATCTACATTCCATTCGCCAAGCTTTGCATTGACAGTTTGAAGATATCCGGTGTTAGAAATTTTTGTACCCGAACTATCCAGAGAAAAAGTATTACCTCTGATATTAACACTCTTGTTGCCACTAATATTAATAGAACCGCCAGCAGTTAAGTTAATATCGTCTGCAATTGCTTCAATGCAGCTCTTTAATGCTCCTGTATCTGTTTTTGCTATATATGCACTCAGGCTTGCCGTTGTTGCATAATTGTTAAATTTAGCATTAACATCTTCTGGTGCCGGTGAATAGTCTGTAGCTTTTGTACCTTTCTCTATTTTTAGCTTATCTGTATCTACATGTGCATAACTAAATCTCATGTACGCCGCGCCTGTTGGAATCGGTAATGAATATCTTGCAGAAGTATTATTGCCAGCAACACCACTGATAAATTTCTTATTGCTATCGTAGAAGCATGTGGCTGGGGGATTAGATTAGTCCATCCACTTGCTATATAATGTGTCCACTGTGATACATCAATGTAGTCCGTTAAATCCCAGTAATTCCCACCAGCTGTTATTGTGCCAGTGGCTGTTATATACTTATTAGTGGTTGCAGTACTCTTTATGAACCTATTAACTCCACCGATTTGAAGATTATTTATATCGTTTTTAGTTGCATAGGTTGCTGATACTTCCAGCTTAATACTGTTACTTTCAGCACTAACAGCTTGCGTAATCGCGTTATTCATCTGTACAGTTGTAGAGTAATGGTCTGTTATATTGTCCTCTATGGTTTGACACCAATCCTGGGCCGCACTGGCTTTATCATCAACATTATTTATGTTGTCTCCAAGCCAGTCTATTTCTTTTGCGTATTCTGTTTTAGTTACATAGGTTGCTGAAATAGACTGCTTTATGCCACTTAAATCTGCCGTTAATGTTGTTACTCTATTATTAATTTCAGTAACTGTACTATTATCCGCTTTTTTGCTTATTGCTGTCGTGTTACTGTTAACCGTGGCTTTAAGACTTGCAAGCGATTGATTCAGCGTTGTGTACTGATTGCTTACCGTTGTTATTTTACCTTCTACAGAAGAGATATTCGCGTCAATATCCTCTGGTGCTGGTGTCCAGTCTGTAGCTTTGTTGCCCGATTCTATTTTAATATCCCAGAAGCTTGTAACTTTGCTATAACCGTTGATTCTTATTTCACAATTCTGAGTTGCTGATGTATGAACAAATGTCCATGTATATCGTCCCGATGTTTTACCATCTCCACAAAATACTCTGTGAAATCCATCTCCTAAACCATGAAGCCATATCGTTGCTTTGCCAGTTTGACCACCATGCCCTGTAGCCCATACGGAATCGCTAACCGCTTGCAAAGTATATGTTTTACCATTTTCAAGATATACTTTTCCACCAATATATGCATATGCATCTGCTGCATTTGTACTTTTTGCTGGATTAGCTTTAGTCCAACCTGCGGAACCAGTTAACAGGTTTCTTCCACCAATCTGCAGATTAGTTACAGCTGTCGTTATATCCTGTTGCCACACTTTAGAACTTATCTGCCCCTGTACAGTAGATAACTGTGTTCCCTGTGAAGATACTGTATTAGTTACCGTCTGCAATGAGGAATAAAGATTGTTCAGGTCTGTCGCAAGCTGTGGGGCGGATGCTGTAACGCTGCCATCTGTCCACTGTATATAGTCTCTCATCCAGTAATATCTTCCTGCAACCCATGAAGGTCTTGTATTACTCCACGAACCACCACTTTGAGTTGTGTTTGAAGTAGACAGATAATATTGCGGAGTAATTGCAGAAACTCCTTTTCCTGTTGCTCCAGTTGCGCCTTTTAAATCTTCCTTAGCCGGACACCAATCCGTTGATTTATTTCCTTTTTCAAGTTTTAAGCCAACAATCTGATATCGTATATTAGTCTGATTTGATTTATTAAGCTGAATATATGTGTATGTCGCTTTAGTATTATCGTCGGCTGGCATATCATTAGCTGTCTGAAATCTAAGTTCAAAAAAATGTGATTTCCCATCGTTTAAAATTTGAACTGCATCCGTTGTAATAATATCTAATGGATTTGCATAACTTTTGCCATCTATTGAAAAAGAAATGAAAGTATGCTTTTTCCCATTGTATATAAAAAAGTTACTGCATGTTTTACTGAGAATTGTGACATACCCACTCATAACATATTGAGTAGATGACTCATAACAATTAACAGAATCGATTTTAATGCCAGCATTTACATTAGTTCCTTCGCATATTACTTTGCCATTCTTTATATACTCACTTTTATCAATTTCTGACGCAAATGCTTCAATATAATCATATTTAATCAAATTCCAACTGAAGTTCTTTCCATCAGCGCCTTTAAATTCTCCGGCATTTGCGCGATTTAAAACACTTTGTGCTTTTGTATCTGCTGAATTTGCTGTAGAAAGAGCCGTACCTGCATTTTGTTCTGCCTTGTTTGCAACTGTAACTGCTGTGTCTGTTTTAGTAGTTATTGCCTTAAAAGAAACATCAAGCGTCTGTTTATCACTATCAACATATATCTTGCTGGATTTAAGCGTGTGACTTCCGTCGTTATTAATAACATCAAAAAGGCTTGCTATATCCAGTTTCCCAGCAGATATATTTGCATCTTCTTTTACCATGTCGTTGCGGATTATCTCTCTCTTAACACCTTTTTCAGTAAGTCCAAGTGCATCAAACATCAGATTACCTGCTTTATCCCAAACATACATGTTATAATCAGCATTTGCATCTTTTCCAATCTGAACTCGTGTGCGTGTTCCATCGCTGATTACAATTGTGTTGTCTTTCCAACGTGACAATCCGCTTTCACTGTGTATATTCACGCTTGTAGTGTTTACATCAAGTGATGTTATCTTTTTTGCATCAATGCTTTCTATCATTGCGCTTTTTATCTGTGCATCACCTATAAGGCTTATAACTGAATTGGAAAACTCTGTCGTAAGACTTCCACCACTTGCAGAACCAAACATAAGAGTATTTACTTTCTCTACCCCAACAGTCAGGTCATTAACCTTTCCTGTTATTGCAGTAAAATCATTCGCCTTAAACTGTTCAAATTCTCCGGAAACACCTTTAAGGCTTTCTATCGTTGCGTATTTAATCTCCGCAATATTAGATTTCAAATAATTATTCCGGATATTCTCTAGTTCATTATTTATAGCTACTATCGTTTCTGCCTGTACAGTATTAGCCTTAACCCATTCTGCATCTACCTTTTTAGCAACCAGTTCCTTAGTAAGCATCATTTCCGCATATGTTCGTTCTGCAAGCTTAGTAGATGGTCCTTTATAATCTGTCTCTGTTTCAGTTTCTGTTTTGCCATAAGCTGTAATAGTCATAGCAAGACCGCCATCATATTCCTGTGTTATATTCATAACCGGAATCTTATAAGTCTCCCCTGTTTCTTCAACAGTTACAATATCCCATGGATCCAGTCGAATATCTCCTAGCGTCTTTAAGCTTGCGCCTCTATACGCAAATCCTCTTACTTTCTTGTATACAGAGTTAAGCTTTTCTTCTGTTGTAAGTGGATTATCAAATGTTATTCCCAAAGTTCCACTTCCTACTGTAAAAGAAGTATTACTGTCAACATTACATGTAAGATAATCTAAATGGTAATCACTCTCATTCTTTTCAAATGTCATTATTCGTGATTCATTTATCGTATAGCCATTATCCTCATACCACTTAATAACAATTGTTCCAGTTCTGTCTACGCAAGCAAAACCTCCAGCTAAAGAAGCGATATATCCGATAACCTCACGATAGGTATATCCTACCGGTGCAGTATCAATAGTTATTCCATTCAAGCCAGATACATTACAGGGAACGCCACATCCAGTACTTATCTCTTTTAAAACAGATTCTGCACTTGCAGGATATGTCAATTCAGATACATATACACCTGTGGTCTTCATCATTCTGTCGTAAGCCGTAAATGTTGTGGTTGCCTGGTCAAGCGTTGGATGTTCTGCAGTAAAAAAGCCAAGTGGAATATACTCATACTTTCCGCTTGGCAGTTTCAATCCTATCTCTATAGGTATCTCTGTGTTTTCAAACAACTCATTTATTCTTTTTACTGTCAGTTCTATCTTAGCTGCAACAGCCGAACCTATCTGTATACCCTCATCAGATGTGGAAGCGGTCTCATAGCTCATCTTTTTAAAGCCAGCGTCAATCCACTTACCATTTATCTTTAATCGTAAGTTAAATGTTCGCGATGGTGATCTAATCGTTGTCGCAAATTGCTCTGATACATTATTATACATAGGCTTAATCCTCGATCATAAATTCAATGGCTGCAATATCCTCTAATGTTGTTCCATCGTATCTGCTGTCAGAATCACATACAGATATGTCTTCCATCTTAATCATATGTACATCAACATCCGTTTCCATGTTGTACATCTCATCAATTTCTTTTACAACTTCCTGCTCTTTACCTTCTGGGAACTGGTAAGAATCTCCATTCATGACAGCATTCCCATTTTCATCTTTAAGCACATTATTCTGTATTACTTCTGTTCGCTGTGCTACAAAAATATCTACTTCTCCTAACAATGTCTTAAGATTCTTTGCGATCGCATAGTTTACCTTTACAGGCCAATGCTTTCTTAATCCCTGCAAATTCTTAAGCATTGTTGCACTATTATCAATCTGTTTAATAGTCATTGTCTTTTTCATGTTCTGCTCCTTACTGCTGTATTATAGATACACTGGCACTTCTGTAATAATAGTTACCGTCCCCTATATCACCCAGCACCTCTTTACTTAATGTACCTCTATAGCTTGTTATTGTTATATCCTGTCCATCATCATGGAATGTTATCGGGAAGAATCCGGCGATGAGTTTGTTCTTAATAAGTGCCATCTCATCTTCCTTCAATATTCCCCAATTAATAGATAAGGTCTTCTTTTCAGCGACAACATCACCCAACATTGTTCCGTCAAGTGCTCGTCCTGTAGAAGAAGACCATATAATCTCATCATCCACTTTGATGGACACAGGAGCCGGAAGCTCCTGATTGTCACATCTTAGTATCAATTCATCACATCCTTAATGTATAATCTCACATTTTCCTGTCTGCTTTGTATGCTCGTTAATCTTATCAACCACATATTTTTTTAGGCTCTTTCCATCTAGCTGTATATCAAGGTCCAGTGTTTCAAGTATCTTAAGTATCTGCTTAAGAATACTTATAGCCTCTGCCAATAACTCTGCACTAGATGCCATAGCTGCTGCCTTCTGTGCCATATCAAGTAATTTATCCTCAGGTGCAACAACTTCACCCTGATGTCTGTTATCGCCAATCATGGCAAGCTGTGGAGTGTTTGGCTTAACGTATCCGCCTTGTGCAAGGTATGGAATACTGCCAAATCCAACCTGTGGTAAATCAAACCCGAAATGGTCACCACCTATACCAGGTACCCAGTTTGGAACTTTAAAGCTTAGTTTATTTATACCTTTTACAACAGCATTAATTCCCCTCTGCATTCCTGATAGTAATCCATTAATTAAGCCAATCACCATATTAATAGGACCTTTTGCAATATCAGCAATTCCGCTAAATATGCCATCAAAAGCCGTAACTATACCATTCCAGGCACCTTCCCAATCGCCAGAAAAAACACCCTTAATAAACTGTATAACTCCTTTAAACACAGTAATTGTATCGTTCATTAAATCAGCTATGGTTCCAACGACAACTCCAACCTTATTCCCTATAGAATCAAATATAGCTATAAATATTGGTCCTAATAATTCAGATAAGAATCCCACTACAGGCGCAATAAAGTTGTTATATATTGTCGTAGCACATGTAACCACTTCGCCGACAAAGTCAAGGAAATTAGCAAGTAATGGCTGTAAATGTTCACTCCATACTCTATCAATTACATCTAAAGCATTCTCCCAGACTGGCTGAAGCATATTATTCCAAATGTCTAAGAATACATCTCCGGTAGTCTTAACAGCCGTTTTTATTCCAGTAAATATCGGCTCTCCCCATTCGTTCCATGCCCCTGCCATTGTATTAACCAAGCCAATCCATACATTTGATATAGATTCAATGGCTGGACTTACACCTTCGCTCCATAAAGAATTCCAAGATGCTTTAAATGTATCAAATATTGTTCCATTTAAAGATAACGTCTGGGATGCAAAATCCGTCAGCATTGGTAATCCAACAGAAACAAAATTTGCAAGTATAGGATATGCTGCTTTATTCCATACATCCGAAAAGACTGTATTAAAGCTATCAAATAATCCATTTAATATACTGCCATTAGTATCGACCCATGTTACAAGATAATTTGTAAATGGACCATTAAAATAATTTAACAACGGCGGTCCTAATGCTCTTATATCATTAAACGCACTTGCTAAGTTTTTCTTGGCTGTATCTGTATTTTTTGTAAGTCCATCCCATATTCTTGACATAGATGGAGAAAATGTCGATACACTCCATTTGCGGAGTTTATCTAATTCTTTCTTTGCCTTATTTACAAAATCACTAATTGCAGATGTTGCATTAGATGTACTTCCACTCACATCTGGTACAAGGTCAACACTTCCGATTCCTGAAGATGTTCCACCTGTACTACCGCTTGAATCAGAACTATCATCTGTTGGCTCTGTCAGCTTATTTATCTGGTCAAAGCCTGCAAGCGACTTTTCTATATCTTTAGCAGTCTTCTTGGCTGCACTTCCTATATCACCTACATTATCCGCTGCGCTGGATGCATCATCTCCTATACCAGCTATATCCGAACTTATCGAGCCCATAGAGGTTGATACATCTGCTCCTGTGAGCATTTGCACAAAGCTGGCAAAGCCATCTGCAACCTTCTGTAATCCTGCCAGCAAGTTGTTAAAGCCACGCAGAATAGGTGTAAACAATGCTATGAAGCCTTTACCAAGACTAGCCTTTAACTGCTGAAACCTTAATGTAAGTATTCTTGTCTGATTCGCCCAGGAATCCTGTGTCTTAACAAAATCACCAGTGGCATTGGACAGTGCACTAGTAACATATTGATAACGAAGCATTACTTTTTCCTGCTCTGTCATCTTAGCCGTAGTCTTACCAAAACCATTATTAAGTGCATACTGGTCTAAGTTCGTCTGAGTCATTACTACGCCCAGGTCCTTAAGTGTCTCAGTCTCGCCAGTCCAGATGGATTTCAGCTTTGTATATGCTTCATCTGTGCTCGAATTGTAAAATGATGCAACATCACCTGTTAATCCGGTAACATCTTCTGCCATATCAAGTGCAGCCTGTCCTGTAATACCCATTGCATTACTCATCTGGCCAAATACACCCATGTACTTCTTAGCAGATAATTCAGATAGTCCAAAGTTAGTCATGGCGTTAGAAGCCCACTGATCTGCCTGTCCACTCAAGTCCTTAAATGCCGTATCTACAACATTCTGTACTTCTGTAACATTAGAACCAACTTCTATGCAGTCTTTCGTAAACTTAGTAAAAGCTGCTATACTTAATCCAGCAGCTATTTTCTTTCCCATACCAGAAAAGATGGATGTTGCCTGCTTTGCTGCCTTATTGGAAGCACCTGTAAGCTGATTAACTATCTGTGAACTGTCTATGCCAAGTTCCAGAGCTATCTGTCCTACTACATCCGACATACTCCCTCCTTTCCGGCATTTAAAAAGACCACTTTCTACTTAGAGAAAGCGGTCTTAGCCCAATTTTGGAAGTCACTCCAATACTTATTGTAATTTGCATGATCTTCCATTAATTTTCTATTTCTTCTTAATATCCAGTCATTACGGATTTTCTTCTGTTCCTTAGTGAACTCCTTTATAACCTTAGGATCCTTTTCTGCTCTGATTCCCACAATTCTTCCAAGGGGTGTTTCAGGCATTATTCCACTAAGCAACGAACAGAACTCTGACCATGACATATCGTCTTCGGTACGCAACCGTATGCCATATTGGGACAGGAAGCTGGCTTCTATCAGCTCCCAATCATCCCATATATCATAATATGTCTCATGCTGAGGGTGTCTGCTCCTCGCCGTATGTTCCCATAGCAACCTGCATGATTGTATTATACATTTCCTTATATTCAGGAATAGGAAGGTCTAATGCCTCAATCTTATCTGAAGCATCCTTTCCAACAAGCATTTCAAGGCCTTTAATCATAAATGCCATATCATCCTTGTTTTCCTTGCTCTCTGCTTCCTGTGCCATAGCCTGTATGTTGAGAATTGTGCTCTTTCTGTTATTAACAGTAACAACCAAATCCTCTGTAATACGAATCATAGGTAACTGGTTCGTAATCTTCATAGATATATCTATTACTTTAAAATCTGTCTTTGCCATTATTCAAATCCTCTCTTTCTTTAAGCTGCTACATATGCTATATATGTTGGCTTTCCATCCGAATTTGCATCCCATTCAAGCGCATCAATACTTGTAGCATCTCCACCAAGAGATTTTACATCGATTACTGCAGGTACAAGAAGCTGATCAAGATTAGGGAATATAATAGACACCCATGTATTGCAATCCTGACCTGTCTTCATAAATCGACTTGCTACATAATCATTTCCTTCATCTCCATAGTTACGCTTACCGCCGAAAGACATACCAAGTGACTTACCTGTCATGAGCCTTCTTACCCAGCCAGCCTGATCCATTGGATTCCATTCCTCAATGGTTCCATCTACAGATATACTTAAGCTCTCTGCATCTTTTACAATCTTAGTTTCTACTGTTTCCGGTGTATCTGTGTTTTTTCTTCCAGTTATACATACTCCAAACTGAATTTTATGTACCGGATTAACCCCTGTTAATGGTGTAGCTTCCGCGTTATACCCAGCTATCTTTGTATTCTGTGACATACTTCTACCTACCTTTCATAACAAAATTTAAGTTCTATGACCATTTCAAATATTCCTTTATCATCTGTATCAACCTCAATCGGTGCTGATACTAACATTTCTGTAAAAAGAATATTTGTGTCATTAATGTTTACATGTTTCATATCTCTGAGCTTGTCGTAAAGCTCCTGTGAGACTTTTTCAGTCTCCCTGACACTTTTATTCCAATGAATCAGTATACTTATGGATTTGACAGCATAAGAGCTGTTCTGTATACCTCCAACAGCCATCTGAACATTATCTCCCCTGTTAAGATGGTATACACCTATGCTCTTATCTTTCTTATCATCAAGCTTTCCACAATATACATGGTCATCAGCCGCTATCCCAAGACCTGCTATAAGGTCTCTCACATCACCTATTCCTAACATCCTAACATCATAACCCCGCATTCTTTTTATAAAACTTTCCAAATGCTTTAGGTGCAAAATCCTGCTTTTTACCACCTTTCATATAGTCATCAAGCCATCTGCCTTTAGCATTTGCATTTCCTTCATGTTTCTTGCCGCTTTCATCTGTCCACTGCGTCTGATGGAAGTTGTATTCCGGATGATAATATAATCTTCTTGCCTGCGGTGCTGATGTTGATATGATAACTTTACCATTTACAGCTTTTGAAATACCATTAGTTACTGTCTGTCCATTTTCGTAAGTGGCAGTTTCACTCTTTCCTGCGCTAATATGAGTACTTTCTCCCTGCAATTTACCTGTATCTCTTGGTATCACCTGACTTTGCACAACATCCGTGTGTATAGCTTCCGCTGTCATTTCTAATGAAGTCGCCGCTGCTGCCGTAAGCTTCCTTACCATAGGCATATTAAGCTTCACTGTTGACTTAACATTCTTTGCCATTACATCACATCCAATCTTACATAATTAACCGTACCATCCGGATTACGGCACTTCGTACCCTTGTATATATGCCTTGTTACACCGAACACCGTTATATCACCTTTAGTAATAACAGGAAGCTCCGGTGCAATATCTCCTGGTATCAAAGCACATCCTTCAAGCTTTATAAGCACCTTTTCTACTGTTAATTCTGTCTTACCGCTGTCCTGATAGTTACATAAGCCATCCCAAATAATAGGTTCAAGAGGTTCTCCATAGACATTCCTGCCTTCCTGCTCTATCTCAAGGTGTATTTCTGTCTTACACATGCTCTTTAATATTAAACATGGGTACTTCATACTCACACCCCCAGACTTAAGCAGCACAAGCCAGTCTGACAGAGTATCTGGTATGTATCACGCTTTATAGCAATTCCATTCTGTACAAGGACATTCCAACTGCTGCCAAACTGCATAGATACTCCATTTAAAGAATAGTTCTGTAAGACACAATTAATCATGTCCTCATTCTCATATTCAAAATCAGCCATCTCACAACACACATCTATCAGTATGCCTTGCTGGAACTCTGTCAAATTATTAAATCCTCTTGATGTTATACGATTAAAAGTAAGCGAGTCGATATGCCGGCTCGCCTGTTTTAATCTTCGTTCTATCTGCTCATCTGGGATAAGTCTATGTTCACTAAGGTACTGCTCTTTACTTGCATATACCATAGGCTTACTCTGCAATCTCTTCTGCAGGATCTACATCAACGAATACAGAATCAACCTTACCATCCTTGCCATTAGGGAATACAAATGTATCACTTAACTGGCGATTCTGATAAAGATATCCGTCTCCTTCTGTATGTGCTCCTGGTGCGAAGAAATAAATAGATGAAATCTTAGGTACTGTCTTACATGTCTGTCCACATGCGACAAGTACATTAATCTTGCGTGAGCCCTGAACAGTTTTTTCATAATATGTGCCTATATTAGTCTTTGTAGGCTTTGCCACAACTGTATAAGTGCTGTCGCTCTTAGTGTAGTATGTCTTTCCTTCTGCCACATCTGTATCTGTTGTTATGGCATACTTTGACTTAAGCGGAGCAAAGCCGCCCTCTGCAACATCCCAATCGAATCTGTCATAGAATCTTTCATCATCCACAACTTCCATAAGTGTCACACCATCAATATCAGTTACACGTGTTTCAATGCCAAGACCACCTTCTGCAATCTGAGTCATTTCAATCTTGCGTGTAAATTCCTTTGACATTTCCAGCTTATCCATAATGTCTGAAGAAACATACATGATAAGGCTTCCATTTGCCTTATATCTTCTAAGCTTTCCTGCTGCCAGAATAGCTTTAAGCTTAGCAAATACATTCTCTGTTGTGTATTCTGTAGCTGAAGTTTCAGAATGGTATAATTCTGTATTCTGTGCAGCCTGTGCAACCTTACTGAAGAATAATGCATCTGTCTCTGGTACAGCCTGTGTCTGCTCAAAGATGCGTGAAATATTCTGCATAGATGCTGTCTGATTGGTCTCATCTACATCTGCCTTGTCAACCATGAACTGTACATCCCTGTCATGTGTTACTGTGTAAGGAACATCTTTCTGGTTATATTCTCCTGTGTTCCATCCGCCTGATCTCTTGTGATTCTTATAACCACTTACACTCATCTGAGTAAAGTGAAATGTCTTTGCATCTAACCATCTGACATTACTTGTAATAAATGGTGATGTAAGTGTGCCCTGCATAAGAATTGCTAATAATTCCGGACTCCACTGTTCTGCGTAATTCAAATTTGGCATATTGTTTTACCCTTTTAACCTTTCTTAATTAAATCTGTTCCATCTCTTTGTTGGAACATTTACATTGTTACCTGTAGAGGACTGCTGTCCGTTATTCTGCTGTCCTGCACCAATCTGAAAGCCTGCATTGCTTTCCTGTACCGGCTTAAGTGCAGGTACATCTTTGATAACCTGATCAAGTGCAGCCTTGATATTGTCCTCTGATATCTTTCCATCTGCATCCTTTGCCTTGCTGAAATCAGCCATCTTAAGTACATATGGAAGTGTCTTGGCGTTAATACCAAGTGTCATTGCTACCTTTGTAGCAGCAAGCTCAATCTGAGCCTGTTCAGCAACCTTCTGTGCTGCTGCCACTTCATTCTGAAGATTAGCATTAGCGTTCTGCTGCTGTTGTGTCTGCTGCTGCTTATTCTGCTTAAATGTTGCAATAGCCTGACTTATCTCATCTTCTGATAATCCCTGCTGCTGAAAATAGCTTTTAAGCACAGCATTCTCTTTCTTGGCAGTCGCATTATCCAGCATTGCCTGTATCTTGTCATAATCAACACCAGCCGCCTGCTGATTATTCTGATTACCCTGCTGTCCTGCCTGTCCGTTATTGTTACTTCCAGCGTTCTGGTCGCCGTTACCATCTCCGCCCTCAGCGAAGAACTGTAAATTAATAGGTAATGTCTTTCTCATACCTGTCTCCTTTCCGTTTACCGCCCGTCGGCATTTCCCTAAAGTTTATTGCCATTAAGTTTTGGGCATAAAAAAATAGGCACGCACAGCTTATTTGCCATGCGTGCTTAATAACTAATATTAAATTGTGTTGCACTGGTGCAACTTTGGACTATTCTACTATAATCCAGTCTTCAGCGAGACAATCGTTAATACTTGGAACCCACATTGAATGTGAACCATCCACATTTTTTATCTGAAAATATGGGTTACATATAAACAAATCACCTTCGTTTAACCCCCATGCTTCCGCTGTTTGCTTATTGCAGGGGATTCCATTCGGATATGCTTTCTGATATACAACAAACATTCCTTTTCCGTTCCAACCTCTTCTTGCTACCTTATTACCTTTTTTCATGGCTTCAATAGCAATTCCAAATGTCATATTGTCGCATTTTCTATACGCTTCATCAAATTGTTTCTTAGGACACCAGCTTTCATATCCATCAGTATATCTTATATGATAGCCTTCATCTTCTGGATTCTCGTCACTTGGTATCTCCCATCCTCTGTATTCATTGTATTCACCCCTGCTCATTGGCTCTGCTGCCACCACTTTTACTCCAATATAATCTTTCATTTTTAAATCCTCTCTTTCTTAAAATTGGGTATAAAAATACCACCAATCTCTCGATTGGTGGCTGTTAATCCCATATTATTTCTGGTCTTGGCATTTTCTTTGGCACTACTGTTCCATATTTCTCAATTGTATAATCAAAATCATCTTCTATGCATTTCAACAATAATTCAGCATATTCTTCTTGGTCAAAATATAAATCAGGAGGGAACTCTGGAGAATATTTAAAATGATTCACGAATTTTATTCTTGCATCTTTTAGTTTCTTTATCACCTTGCTGCCTCCTTCAATTTCTTTTCAAATTTTATTTTTCTTCAAAATTACACTCTCAACAAATTAAATACTATTAAATCTCCCTATGTTCTTATCTCCACCAAATTCTTCCATCAACATTTCCTGATGTTTCTTGTGTGATAATTCAGAATAATACTTACGCTGCTCCTGCGTAGTTGCTTCTCTTCCCTTTTGCAGCAACTCTTTATATTCTATAATCATGCTAAGCATAGGTTCTTCTAATCTCAATGCCAATCTACGATTAGACTGATTTAATTCCTCAATATTTTCTAAAATCTTCCTTTGCTCATCATTACTGATTATTTTATCAAACCGTGACTTTAGGCTCTTAATTTCATCATTGTTTTGTTCTATTAAATGATTCGTATATTGTATTATACTTTCTCTTTCACTTTGATTACGCATACAACATTCTCCTTTAATACCCCACTAGAATCTTCTAAATCCTCTGGAAAATATAGATACTCCCTATGTTTTGATAAATAATCATATTTACTTTCCTTTATCACTTCAACCACTTCATACTTTGAACTACTTAAAACCTCTGATTCATCAGTCCCAAATAAAGATAAATGCTGCACACCAACAGCCGTTTCATTTTTCTCGCATTCAAGTATAACAGAACTTCTCTCGTAATCGCTTATTCCGCCATATCCAATGGCAGTACCTTTGTTACTCGTCCAGCTCTCTATTATACCTCTTCTTGGTAGTTCATCACCTTTTTTCAAATCGCTAAACATTCTAACATCTGAGTTGTTCAATATCATTCCTCTGCTTATACTGCCTTCGTATGTTGGCATTCTGTCAATTCCATCTCTAATTGTTTTAGCTGTTTCAGTTTCTCCATTCAGAATTGATGTATAATCACCTCCAAAATACTCTTTAAGTGCCTCTTGAAGTTCTTTTGCTTTTTCATCCGAATACCCTGTATCTGTCTTAATCTGTTCAAGTGCTTTCTTATTAAACTTATCAAGTTCATTATCTGGAACTTTACCACTATATCCAGTATTTAACTGTTTTCTCTTTTCTTTCTGAAGTAACAGCTTATTCTTTTGTTTTTCAAATTTCTTTATTCGAATGTCTAAATCTTTTAGTTTATCAACCAAATCATCCTCAGAAACATCTCCAAAGCCATCCTCGATAGAATCAAATTCTTTGAACCAGTCATCATAAGAATATCCTTCTGTCATGTCGCTAAATTCTTTCTTAAGAGACTCTATTTTTGTATTCGTGTTAGTGATACTATCTTTTAATTTTATTTTATCATTCTTCTGTCCATTTGCAACAACATTCTCCCATTGTTCCTTCCTTGCCGCATACACTTTCTTGTTATCCGGGTCTAGGGAATACTTAGACAGCCTGTCAAACTGCTCCACCATTCTGCCTGCATGCTGCTGTTTCTGGTCCTGCCTGTAATCTTCCTTAACCTGCTCAAGTTCTTTCTTTGAAAACTTGCTATCAGGCTCATCATCAAGTTCAGGGAAGTATGTTGTATGTACATCTTTGCAGTTAGGATGGTAAAGCCCTGCTGCCATAGCAGAAGACATAAGCGGATAAGGACCATCTGACGCCTTACCGCCGCTCCACACATCATCTATAAGAATCTTTCCGACAAACGGAAGGCACTTAGGACAGGCATTAGCACGCTTGTTCATAATCACTGTACTAATTCCCCAGGACTGTCTCATCTCTCCCTCTCCGGTTAGATATGCACGCTTACACGCTGTCTGAATTGCCATCTTAGCATATGATTTCATTGAATGTCTTGCACCATTTGAATATTCTATGCAGTTAATGCCTGCCTTAAGAAAATCCTTTGTGGCCATATCTACAGCCTTCTCATATGTTCCTGCGCCTGTAGCTGCATAAACTTCCGCATTGAATATTATCTGCCGGTATTTATCCTCTGACATTCTAAGCATAGCTTTCTCTGCCGTGCCAAAATCATTCTTTGTCGCTTTTATCAGAGCTTCCAGCTTTCTAGTATTAAGCCTGAAAAAAGCACCTTCAGCGCCCTGTGACACCTTAGATGCTTTTAAGCCTTTCTTCAAGACCCTTAATATCTTCTGTTCCTGTTCTGTTCCACCTTCCTGCCTGGCTGCAAATATCATTGCATCTATAGAATCATTAATATCACTGAACTTTGTTGAAAACATTTTCTTGTTCTGTGCTTTATATTTCTCAAGCGCCTTAAGCTGTTCTACCTGCCACTGCGTCCAATTATATCCTTCTTCTATTTCTTCTGCCCTATGTCCTTCAAGATTTCTCATCATTGAAGCTATCAGCTCATCTTCTATGGCACGGAAGGCTTCCTCTATGTCATATTCTGTATTAAGTGCCATAAGCTACCTCACTTGTTATCATAACCTGTGAAACTGTTATCAGCACCATTAACTGAGAAGCCATCTACCTGCATATTAAGGGCTGGCTCTTCCATATCGGATATTCCCTGTTCTGCCTTAAGCCTTGCAACTTCTTCCTGTTTCCATTCATCATCCTTTGTGTCTCCATACAACTCATCAACAGACGCTTCTACACTCATAATGCCTCCCTGCTTGGCTTTGCTCACTGTCTCAACCTGGCTCTCAAAGCTAGGATTCGCATATTCACCAAATGTCACATCAACATCAATGTCCTGTGTTGTTGAATTATTAAGTGTATCTATCGCCTGCAATGTCATTTTTACAAGCTTCGGAAGAACCTTCTGGAGCTGATTTACAATATTGTTTCTACTGTACAGCGTTGCTTTTTCCTTCTCCCTCTGTGCGTCTGCATTATCGAGCTTCTTTACATCTATGCCTAATGTAGAAGGGCTCATGATGCCCTGTAAGCAAAGGTCCAGTGCCGTGATATATGTAGCAAGATATCCTTCGTGCGGTATTTCGCTCTGTTCTCTCTCAATCTTATAATTGGCACCTTCTGCCATAGGGGCTGAATACTGTATATAAGCATTGTCGAATGAATTTGGCAACATAATCTTTCCATCACTAGGATTTCTAGGAAGTAAATTCTCCGGGATATATTCCTTTGTACGGTTATGTCTTAAAGCGTCCATCCACTGGCTCCATGCTTCATCCAGTGCGTCAAATTCATCTATCTTACTGTCATAGATACTTTTACCTCTACCTTTAAACTTCGCTGATTTATAGAACATGATCGGTATGGCCATCATAAAACTTTTATCTTCCCATGTTACAGGTCTTAAACCTGCAAGCTCCGGCACTGTGCTGATATCACATTCTTTGTTATCTCTTGTGAGCATATATGTAATATAACCTTTTCCATACGTCTCAAGCAGAATGTATTCTTGATTCTTAACTGTATATACTGTCTTAAACACAACCTCTTTAACTCTGCCGCGCTCTCTTATTATCTCTACCCTGTCGCCGGGATAAAACTCTATGATTGGATACTGGCTGAGGTTCGTGTCTATGGATAGCTTAAATGCTCCATCTCCAACAATAAGGGTATCTGAGATTGCCTGTTTTACAAGTTCTGTAAAATCATTCTCTTCTGCTATCTTATCCCAGTCTGACTGTCTGCTGCCAACATCTACTTCGTTCATATCAGCAACAACAATACTCGCAAGCATATCAACCAGCATTGCAGGTAATCCTACATGTATCTTTCTTATCGCTAATCCAGGAGAGCATTTTGCAGCCCAGAATCTTGTCTTATCTCCATCAATCTGATCATACAGCTGTGACAGTTCTTCACTTACACCTCTGTACCATATCTGATTCTTAATGGCATTACCTTCAAAGTCGAAGATTTCCTGTATATTAATTATTCCTCTCTGTGCCGGCTGCACACGCAACCATGTCCTTATTCCATCTCTTATCTTATCAGCCATGATATTAAATATGCTCACCTCTCTCACTCTCCTATCTATTCTCTACTCCAACTTTGTCCCTGTATGGTATCCAGCCATATTGCGTACTGTTTACCATGTGGTCATTTCCATCTTCCGGCTCACAGTCTTTATCTTCCAGCCAACTGTATACCTGCAGTTCCCCTGTGTAGTTCGTGCATGTATCTACAACATAATAACTTGGCTCTTTGCCCTTTTCGTCGTTAAAGGACATCCAGCCAAGCTGTAAGTTAATTCTATCGATTATGGTTACTTTCTTATACGCATTGTTAAATATATACTGGCAGTCAATGTGTTCTCTCTTGTACTTGGCAAATTCTGTTATTGTCGCCTGATCCGCGTTATCAACAAATGTGTTCTTTGCCATGCCGCCCCATTCCTTACGGTTTCTTTCAAGGAAATCTATATAATTCTTAACTGTATCACTTGGAGCTATTGGTATATCAAGAGCCGCATTGTTATATACCCTTTCTGCCAGTATAATTAGCTTCCCTTTGTTTGTTATTCCCATATAGGACATTGCAATAGTATCAGGACTCTTAGTTGAATATGCCGTATCAAGACCGCTTGTATATATTACAAACCATTCTGTCTGCTTGTCGTCATATTCTCGCTTAATAAATGCCTTAGCCTGTTCTTTAGTAATAACATGCCGCCTGCAGAAATTAGAAAAGACAAGACCTGTAGCCTTGCCTCTTAATCCCAATATCTTGTTTTTATATATCTTGGTACCGGGAGGATAGCTCATTTTTTTCTGTTCTATCTTCTCTGGTGTCATGGATATATTATCTTCAAATGTGAAGAACCAATATACCCAGTCTTTAATAGGCTCACAACCGTTAAGGTCCTTCCATATCTCTTCCGGCACATCTGCCTTGTACTTATCAATTGGTCTTGCGTGATTGATGTACTCTGAATATATTGGCAGCGTAGGCGCATCCGGATTAAGTGTACCTACAAAGTATTCAGAACGTCCGAATATCTCTCGTATGAAGTCTATGTTAGCTGTATTGCACTCATCCACCCACACACAGCCAAACTGTGAACCTAAGGCATTCTTCCACTTGCTGGCATTATCATAGCCAAGAATATATATTATCTTGGTACTGCTGCCAGTTTTAAATTTAATGTGCGGAAGTTTATTTTCTTTATCACCGTTTCCACAGTATTCCAAATTAGGGAATATCTGAAGTAATCCCATATCTGCATTGATTATATTCTTTTCAATAACACCTGTTGTATTACCGGCTATAACATGCAGCTTCATATCTGATTCTGCTACATTCATGATAAACTTCACAGCAACCGTTGTTGTCTTACCTGATGCAGTAGAACCTTCAAGGAATTCTGCTCTTGCCGGTGTATCTATGTAGTCCCAATACTTATCACTTAGAAGCATCAGGCTCACCCCTTGCCTTACGCTGAGCAAGAAGCTCTGCAAGCTCGTTTTTTACAGAATCATTAATATTAGCTTCTATCTTGTCTGTAAACATACCAAGATGCTTGCCAAGAAGCTCCAACGCCCTTACCTTATCACATGGCTTGACCTCCAATCCATCTCGTCCTTTCTTAATAACAGCTAAGGCACGCTTCTGTTCTTCTGTAAGCTCTTCTGTCAATACTGGCTCTACAGTCCTGTATGTAGCAGGTTTGCCGTCCTCATTCAGTATGTCTACAAGTATGCCACCTACTTCTGCTTTCATCTTCTTCTCGACTACATGTGCATAATCTGCTGTATTAGAAAAAGCTATCAAGGCAAGTTCCCTGATTACTCGCTCCTGAGTAATCTCCGTCTTGCGCGATAGCTCTTTTTGTCTCTCTCCTATATACTGTGAAATTGTAGTATTTTGTAGTAATTTTGATGCATTTGTATTTGCATACTTTTCTGTGTACCCCGCCCTAATAGCCGCTTGTGTGGCATTAAGGTCTATAAGGTATTCATCACAGAATTTCCGTTGTTTATCTGTTAATCTCACACAATCAGCTCCTTTCTTGGCATGCAAAAAAGACACCAGCCTTAAGCCAGTGTCTTACCGGGGGTATTAATATTTAATAATGGAGAAATCATGCTGTTCATCATGTCCACCTTGGTCATCTTAGATATTACCACAGACAAAACGAACAGAGCGAACAAACTTTAAATTTTTGTTAAGAACCTTTCTACGGCCATCCTACAACCATCTGCTGTGTGATGTTTTCCCATCTTTCTCGCTACCTGTACCCAGGATAAACCTTCTATGTATCTTAATGTTATAAGTCGTCGCATTCTGCTATTGTCAATTTCATTTATACATTGTTCTATTAGATTAATCTGTGCATCTATCTTTTCTTTAACATCCATCTGCTGCCGCTGTCGCACTAAAAGAAGTGTTCTCTTTCGTGAATATGCCGGATAAGGGAAGCCTTCTACAGCAAAATGCTGCTTACCTCCATCTCCACCGGTAACGCTGTCCTTTTCCGTATAGCCTTCAGCTTCCATTTTATCAAGTTCTCTTTGTATCTTATCAATTGCAGCCTGTATTTCCTGTTTCTCCTTAACCAGATCATTGTACTGCTTAAGAAGGTCTTTTATATTGTTATTTTTCAATTCTTTTATCACCTACCTTTCTTGTCTGCTGCCAGTTTTTCAACACTCAGGATTTCTAAAATATAGTACTGTTTATCTGGTTCAGCTCCCCACTCTGATTTCCCTTTCCCAATCCTTAACTTACATCTTGCTTTTATTGCTTTAGAATCCTTGCTATATCCATTACGGAAAATAATCTCCTGAACACTGTCTTTCCTTATCTCCTCTGGTACTGCCTCGCCCTGCAACAGTTCATATTTGCTTCTATGTGAGAAAATACTTGATGGATATATAGTTATTGCTCCGAACAGATTCTGGAATCTTGTTTCGTAATATTCTTTTATTTCTCGATATTCTTCTTTCTTCTCACCTGAAAGAATCATATCAAACCATTTTTTCTTGATTGGCAATATTAGCATTATGAATCACCTGCCTTTAATTTATCTAATGCTTTCATGGCTACTTCTAACATTGGTTTACTAGTTCTACAATTCTGGCCAGTATATGTACATTCTGTCTCTTTGAGATATCCGCACCCTATACATATTGCCTTTGCCACAGCCCTTTTTGAATCCTCTATAGCCTTATTTCTTTCCTTTCCTTTTTCAAGATATTCTGCTGCTTCATTGACATCATTATTGACTACTTTACTATTTAAAAATGCTGTTTTAAACATTTCAGCAATCTCCTTCTCGTCAACTCCGCATAAACTAGGAACATTTCTACTCATATCCCCAATGATTCTTATAAAGAAATCTTCAAATTTATCCTGCATAAAATATATTTCAAATTCCTCTGGCATTTCTATTATTAATTTCATTTTTCATACTCCCTCCTAATAAACATCTCTCCATCACACCAGAAGTAATCTTCCGCTGGCATGTAGTTCTCTATAACCGTCTTGTTATTACATGTATATGTTCCGTCTGCTGCCACACTCTTAGAACATTGCTCACAGCAGGTATACTCATTCAGGTATTTATGTCGTCTTCTGCTCATCCGGACACCTCTCTATCTCCACTGCAATACCGTCTTTCTTTGTTATTTTCCACATAATCGTCTCCTTCTACTTTCTCAAAATAAAACTTCACATTATCCGACATATGCTTTACTATGCCAAAGCGCTCTGCAACCTGATAAGGCACGCTGTCGCGCATAAGTCTTTTATGTATTTCAGACAAATATTTTCTAAATTGTTCTATATCAAGAGTTGCTTTGTAATGATTACAACTCCTGCAAGCTGGCATATAGTTTGAAATGTCGTCTATTCCACCAATTCTAAGAGGCTTTGCGTGGTCTACTTGCATGTCTTTGTAAGCTATTTCTGTACCACAATAAGCACAATGTCCGTTATACATGAGATATACAGATTGTCTCACTTTTTTAGATATTGCTTTTCTTTTATTCATTCTTACCTCTCAATTCTTTCAGTTTTGCTTCGGCTTCGGATTTTGTCAGAAACCAAGTTTCATTAAAGAACCTATCTGTTAAAATATGTTCTGTTCCATACTTAACATCCTGATCACACTCTAAGTACCAGCCGCGCCTTGTCAGTACGAAATTCTCTACTTTCTGATGATAGACTTTGTTATTTTCACTATGCCTATTTAATATGTTCAGCTTGTAATTGACCTGACTAGGAACAAAATAAACATCATCTCTGATTTTACAAGGTAACTTGACAAGTCTGCCCTGTTCCTCTAAGTCCTCATATTCTTTCAGTTTTTCTCTTAAATCAGCTATCGCCCATAAATTACGATAAAACAATGCCAGAAGTCCTACTGTACTATCTATTTCTACTGAAAGCATAGAACCCATATATTCCTCAAATTCTTCATCTGATAAATCAGTTAAATCTACATTGCAAATATCTTTCATAAGACTTCTTGCAAGCTGCCTACTGTCAATGTCTAAATTGTAATCTCTGTATCTTGCATTACGCTTATTATCTATATAGCAACTATTATGTGCCAGTTCAATCATGGACATATCAGATGTATTTTTATTACTTGTAAGTCTTTTCATTTGCCTTCCTCCTTCTGCTGCCATCTCTATTGTATTTATCCGCCGGCTTATAGAATGGGCAAGGCTTGTCCTCCTTGGCGCAATACAGTTCTTTAAGTCCTTTACAGTCTCTCTGCTCAAGATTAGCCATTATACAATCTCTATTGACCATCATTACTACCTCCCTCAAAAAGTTCCTTTAATATTGCATTAGCCAATTTATCCAACTTTTCATCTATTTTTCTATCAAGGTCTTTCGATACCTCTTCCTGCTCTTTGTCTGTTAAAAGTGCCAGCTCACAGGCTTTCTTAATTCTTTCTTCAGCAAATACCTTATCAATACCTGTATTAAGCATTGCTCTATATACAGTCTGTATTGCTGTTCCTAATTCTCCAACAAGTATTACCGGTGTTCCTTTTATTTCAATTCTATTTTTATCACATTTAATCATAATCATTCTCCATATTCTGTATTTATGCGGTCTATAAAGCCTTTAAGTGTTCCAATTCTTCCGCCAATGTAACCGCATTTATGCGTGCTGCTTCTATTCGCATATTATCCGGTGTTATATCAGATGTGCTGTAATCCTCGATAAACAGGGCAATCTTGCGATGTGCATCACATATTGCCTCCCAACAATCCATGTAATTTCCAAGTGCGTCTACTTCGTTCTCACATTCTGTATTTATCGCATTTGTTGGCATTTCTGGCTCTGTTTTTTCTTTCTCCGCAGAAACTTTTTCAAAATATGGCGGTTTTTCCTGCTGCTTATCCACAAATGTATCTGTTTCCTGCACATTTTCTGTGGAATCTGCCTTATTATTGCCGTTTTCCGGTAAATACTCCGGATGATTAAGCACGTTGTCCTGCCCTGGTATCTGCTCTTCTACCGGCTGGGGCTTAGGTTTCTCAATCTTGGCTTTCTGTACTTTCTTTTCTTTCCTCTGCACTGGCTTTTCCTGTTGCACCGGTGCAACTTCTGCTTTTTTCGGATATTCCTCTTTATAGATGCTTGTCCATGCCTTAGCCGGATCTTCTGTATCCACTGCCATGCTAAATATATTTATTACGGATTCCGCAAGCTCCTCTATGTTCCACTCTGTCTTTTCCATGTTTCTAACATTAGTTATTGTAATTCTGCCAGAGTCTGCCTTGATACTTAACATAAGACGGCCAACACCTAAAAGACGAACTGAATATATCATTTCTCCTGCAGGAGCAAATATATCTATCAGCTCTGCTGTCTCATATGTTGATGTATGTATCTTCATAAACAGTTCTGGATTGTCATGGAACAGCTGATGCAGTACCTGCTCAAGTTCATTAAGTTTTTTTATACATTCTTCTTTGCCCTCGATTAAAATCTCTATGTCAGATATCTTCTTTTCCTCATCGATCTCTTTCTTAATATCCTCTATTTCAGATTTAGAATAATCCGGCGATATTTCTTCTATGATTTCATCCGGCATATTAAGCATTAAAGCAAGCTTGGCATATCCAAATCCTTTATACTTATCCCCCAGGGCAGAATCATCTTCTTTACTTCCGAATCTCTCATTTATAGCAATGAATCTGGACACCTGTGTCTTATCCAATCCATATCTTGTTTTAGCGTAATCAATTACATTTGCATACGGTGTATCCTTAAGAATATCCGTATCTCTTGCTATCTTTAATAGATATCCTATTCTTATAAAGCTCTCGGCACTCTTACTAAATTCCGTATCCAATGCCTGCTGCCACTCATCAAATGTTCCTGTAGGTATTATCTCTATCATATTTGCTCCTTCTGTTAAATTGTCTGCATAAAATCCGCCTCCAGAACATCAGCAAGCAACTGTCCGGCCAACTTACCATGCCATACTTTTTTCTGTTCTTCTCTCAGCTTTTTATATTCTTCCTTACGCTTTTTATCTGCTTTTATTCCCTGCTTTATTTCTTCCGCATTCATAACCTGCTTAAAATGCTCCATAAATTCATATAAAAATGGTATTGCTGGCTCAAGGTCTGGGTTCTGATTATCTCCAGTTGTTCTTTTCTGCCTTATGTTTCCGGAAGCTTCTACTTCAAGTGTGTACCAAGGCATATCTTTCTGGTTAGTCTTCCTCAGAAAAAACGGATATGCTTCTCTCTGCTGGATCCTGTCGTAGTAAAAATCTGCATGGTCCATACAATGATTTAATGCTATCCCTTCTCGAACCATATCCTCTATACATACAGGTGCTACAACCGAATATTCGTTATTGCTGTATTCATACTTCTTTAAATCTGGCAGAATCTTATTGCACAATGGCCATTCCTTTTCTAACTTTTCCGTCTGATTCTTTATAGATGTTCCACGAGAAAATAATATTGCATTCATATGTGCCTGTTCGAGATTCTTCGGCATAGAAATCTGCGTGCTAGCAATATTCCATTTATTTTGTTCTGCAAGGCAATAATAATCCCTGTATGTAATAAATGTCTGTTTAAAGGTCTCTCCGCTTAATATCTGCTGCCGTCTTATGTAGTTGTATACTTTCATGTATTTTATTGGTTTAGGCAAAAAATTAAGCTCACTTACTTCTATTTCATTCTGCCCGAATTCAGATATCATGTCGTCTGGCCATATTGTATTTGCCAGCTTTTCATACTGCATCCACTTCAATGTTACAAGCGTTGGAGTCATATTTTTTAATCTTTTAAGGCGGGCATTATCAATTTTAAGCATCTTGGCTAATTCCGTTTCATCCTGGTTTAGTAAATTTTTATCATATCCTGTTTTGATAATTTCCTTTGCCAGTCCAAAAAGCTTTATTTTTGCCAACATTTCTATTGCCGGATTGCCTTTTTCTACATACAAATACTTTGCAGGGCTGTATGGCAGAATCGGCCACAAGTCAATTGCACTGTTTCTTAATACACTTTTCTTTAAAAGACTTAGATTTCTGGGATAAAGCTTAATCTTTCTATTGTAATATTCATACGGGAGCTTACTTTCCTGTTTACAGAATCTAAGGTATTTATTCTTATATGTTTCGTATTCATATGTTGTTATTCGTCCATCGCTATACATGAATGTTCTCTGATATTCTATAAATGACCAATCCGGTTTATCGTATGTTGCATTCCTGTATGCAGAATTAACTTTAAATGTTCTTACAACATATCCACCTTCAATCCTTTGTATACAGCTTGTTGATATTGCCCGTGTTCTTAAACCTTTTATCTTGCTTCTAAGCTTAAATATAATTTTCTTATGGCAGCAAGGGCATTTACCTTCTCCGTTTCGTTTCGGTTTTATAAGTGGGACTTCCTTTTCACAGTAGGAACAATACCCTGTAGGACTGTGTATACTCTCATAAAAAATAAAGTTTTCATTCATAGCCTCATGCTTGGACCATCTCTCAAATCCTTTCAGCACAGGCGGGGTTAACGCCAGTTCCTCATCCCACGGTTCCTGTTCCTTTTCTTCAGCTTTTTTAATACTATATAATTTACAACGATGCTGATATTCAATAAGCCCTTCAAGTCCGCTCATATTGGTTCCTAGAAATTGTTTTATCTCCTTTTTACCATCATTATTCTGCCATATTGTTCTTTTTCTTATTTTCAAGTCAGGCTCATAATCAAAGAATCTTATTGTATCAATTCTTTCAAGATTAAATACGAGTGCATTTGTCCATCTTATTTCTTTACCGTCTTCGGGATTTCTTTCTCTTGTGATGTATTCACATCCTTTAGGATTGCAATATATTTCATATACAGGATACTTAAACCCTTTTGCTACATCATCCGGAAAAAATACTGCAATCATAAGAATAGAACCCCGGCTCTGACACCTAAGCATCATGTCATATTTTGTGCTGTATGTGTATTTATGCCAGCTGTATTTATAAACAATCGGCTTATCCAGCTTATTATCCTGTGCAATCCTTCTCATTGTCGGTGTCGCATATATGCGTTTTAATGCTCTTAATTCTTTTCTTTGCATATTGCGCCACCCCTCAATCTATAGTACTTATCTGCTTTTATCTTTGTTCCGTCTACATATAAGGCCTGTATCGATTCTATTTCCAGACTATCTCTTTTCTCTTCAATCAGAAATATATAAGAGCCTTTAACTCCTCTGCCTCTCGGTTCTTTGCCTCTTACTATAATAAAATCTCCTTTTAAATTTACGGATCCTACATCACGATTAAGATGTGTTCCTTTTTCCTCTCTGTCTGGGTGTTTCCGAATATATTCACATGCAAGCGCTGCAAGCTGTATTCTGGTTATTTCTTTAAGCAGTGTTATTTCTGTACACGATATTCTCGTGCCATTTCCATCCTGGTTAACTTCTCCTCCTGCTTCCACGATAAAAAATCTAGAGTTCAAACCGCTGTAATATCCTAATGCACACAGTGGATTTTCTGCACAATGAAAACCATTGCGGGCACATTTAGCTTCACTTTCCTTGTAAGTCTTACCTGGTTCGTACTGCATTACGCCTTTCCCCAGAGTTGCACATAAATCTGAATTAAATGCTTTTATTGCTTTCATGTGAACCTCCTATTTTAAGTAATAATCCTTACATATATTCCTTATTTCAGCTCTGTTGGGAATTCCAAGGTATACTGGACTTCTCATTTGCTCTTTACCGTTTTTTACCTTAGTAATTTTCACAATCTTACTGCTTACAAGCTCTTTCGTATCAAATGCTTTTGCGAGAATCAGGCTCATAAACACCTTCAGACTCTTATCCTTACGCCTGACTGCTGCCCTTACTGCTTCATCATTTACGCACATATCCGTTACAATGTCGTACCAGTCTTCAAGAACTCCCTTAAGTTCTAAATCTGCTCTCTCAATCTTTAATTTTCCAAGTGCAGCCATAAGCGGATTACACAGCTCCTCCATATCTCCTGCTATATAGTCTTCTGCATCATCCAGATCCAGTCCGTTCTCTTTTGCTATATCCCTTACAGCCTGCATGTCCCCCTGTTCAAGCTGTGCCGCAGCTGCCTTATTTATCTCTTCTGCAGAATCAAATTCTCCAAATATCTCAAACATCATATTTCCTCCTACAAATAATTTTTCATAAAAACCTGCATCCATTCACTGTGGCTGAATACCTGTTCAAATCTTGCCTGACCTGCTATTATAAGCTTCAGGTCCGTTTCCCTGCATTTATGTACTGCATCCTTGCCGGTTCTATGATGTTCCGGACAAAGCCACACCTTTAAGCCGTAATGCTCTGATATCTTCCTGTTTGCCGTTCCGTGCATGATATGGTGACACTCAAGCCCATTAGACGGAAGCCGTCTGAAAATGTTATTCTGCGTCATTATCTGCCGGCATATATAACATTCCTTTATGTCCTGCATTATGCTTTCCATATGTCTCCTTTCCCCGCCCCGCGCACAGGGCGGAACTGCTGCCAGATTTTGCTATGTGATATATTCTTAACCGCGTACACGGATAAGTATGTAGATACTTTTAGAGTAAAATGCTACTCCCATTCTGATTTTATGCGGCTTTGTGCCGTTATGAGTTATATGTTGTCTACCTCTGGATGCTGGCATACATATAACTGTCTCTCCAACTTCGCTATCTCTCCGCCAAGTATCGTAAGATTAGCAACCTTAATGCTTGTTTCATCCGCTGTTTTACAGGGTGGCATCATGTACGCCGCTTTTCTTAGCCACTTAAGGCGAGCCAGCTCCTTTTTTATCTTTATCTCGTCCATGTTGCCTCCATCTTCTTAAGCTCATATTCCATCCACTTTGTAAAATCATGCGGCTCATCCGACCAGCTTATAACATGTCCTCGGCTTACATTAAGGTACTGCTGCCACAAATCCGCATTCTTTACCGGCTTACCTGTCTTTTTCTTCCAGCTGTCCTTTTCCCACTGTTGTGGCCAAGCATTTCTACAACTGTTTAATACATGCTCACATTCTGTATTTATGCGGATTTCACAGTTTTCATGGAAACGCATAAGTGCATGTATTATTGCCTGCAGTGTTGCCTGGTTCTCTGTTACATTCTCAAGTGTGCCTTTTCCATTACGGACAAATTCCTTGCCATTAATAACTATCTTTAAGACATACATGTATGCGACATGCTTACGGACTGCTGGTCCTCTTGCACTTGTTTTTATATAAACATCTACTTTCTGCACTAACCACACTCCCTTCCTTTATGTCGTCGGAACTTGGCTTCATAGTATCTAAAGCCCATCTCAGATATTCCGGTTCTCTCAGAATCCTTAACCATGTAATATCCTTGTTTCTCGTACTTGCGTATTGTGCTTCTCCTTGTTTTATCTGCAAACGTATTTGCATTAACTACCTGTTTTACAATCACTGGCTCTTTTAAATTTCTTGAAGAATTCCATCGCTTACCAATTCTTCTGCCAAGAGTCTCCTCTGTCTTATTTGCATACTTAACAAAATACTGAGCAATTCTTGTGTAGTCATTGTCACTGTCCAGTGGCTTTACATGGACAAACCCTTTGTTCCAACATCTCTTTAATACACGCACATCACATACACTCATGATCATGTGAATATGATGCGCTCCCTTGCTTCCTATCTCTTTAACATAGATGTACTTTAGAGGACCAATGTTCTCAAATTCTCTCCTCAAAGCTTTTAGCAGATTGCGAATATCTACTGTCATATCATCAGGTGTGGGAGGTCGGCTCTCCCTGGCATAAGTCCATGTAACCAACATTCCTGTCTCATCTGTAAAATTGGTATTCATCTTTGCCGCCAGCTTTCTTTCTGCCACTCTCCGGTTTATGGTTTCCTGTTTCGCTGTTGTTACCTTCTCCCGGCTCTCCCTTCTTTCCCCTCGACAGTTATATCTAAGGGTGTGATATCGTCTTATTGTTATTACGCTACCTGCTATACATATTTCCTTTATGTATGGCATTAAAAATTGTCTCCTTGGTTCTTAACTTAATTAATACAATCAAGTTTTTATGGGGATTTCTCCCCATTATTTTTCTTGATATTCACATCAAATATTGACTTTATTCTTAAAATGATTTATTATGTATTCAAGTTGTTACGCAACTTGTCGATTTGGTTCGAGCCGCTTCTTCAAGCGGCTCTTTTTATTTACTCTGTCTTATCTTCTGTGACCTTATGTTCTCTACGGACATGAAGGCGTTCATCACTATCAAGGTACACACTGTAGGTAACCCCCCCATCTTTAATTGTGAGCTTATCAAACTCACTTCTCATAACAGGTCTTACTGCAGCTTTCAGTACCTCTCCTATCTGTTCACTGTTAGCAAGCTTCAGGCACTCGTCTTCTGCCTTACGCACTCGCCTTTCTACATTCCACCATGCTCTTGCACCTTCACATTTGCAAATCTTAGTCGCTTCCTCTGAAATGTATGTATCCCAATCATCTGGTTTGTCTTCATATGAAGCTACAATATCATCATTAATCTCAAGCATTGCCTGCTGCCCGCAATACATGCACTTTCCCAAATATGTACTTTTAGTCATTTACGCCTCCCTGAGTCTATAACTCCCCACTGGAACTCCATTTCTATTTTCTAACTTATGTAATCTGCACATCCACTTAGCTGCATCTTCAATGCGTCTATCGTCTACCGCCGCATTAATGCGCCTGTTGTATGCAATTATCAAACCTATGTCTCTCATCTTGCCTCCTTACTACGGACATACCCCATAGCACTTAGCCCTTGCTCATTGAGGCGCTGTCCGTATTCTTTCTTCTTATTCTCATCCAGGGTTGAGAAATCTATTATCTTCTCCCCATCTATAATCTTTATAACTATATTCACTCTCTCACCTCATGGCTCTTTATGTTTTATATGCTACTTACGGTCTTTAGGTTCATGACATAAAGCCAATACTGTTAAACAAGTAATTACTGTTATTGCTACTGATATGTAATTCATTCAATCCTCCTTCATTTTCACCCAATCTTCTACATCTTTCTGTGTCATTCTCATAGGAGCAAGCTTTGCACCCCAGTATTCCGACTCTACTGTTACAACCTCAATGTTTTCTTCCTGCATATACCGGAGTAAATCTTCCGGTCTGCCAAAATTGGCATGTTCAGTTCTTATAATCATTGCCTGCTCCTTTCTTGGTATTTAAAGCATTACCATTACTAGCACAGCTATTGAAAAATATATTGGGAAGTTAGGATGTCTCTCGCTGAATGGTATCCTTATAACTTCATAATGCTTAATACCTGATACTTTCATTTTCTTTATAGCTGATAACGCCTGAATAAATGTCTTTGTTCTCTCTTCCATAAATGGTTCATAACTGCGAATTATATATCTGTGGGTTTTATGCTTAATTACTCTCTCACCTCCTCGAATAGATAATGTCACATATCGTGTCATTATTAATCAAAAAAAATAGACTGAACCGACTTTCCATAATACTGTGCCAGTTTAATCTTTATAGAATCTCTTGGGATTCTTTCGCCACATTCATACATAGACAAAGCCGAATCACTTATGCCTATTGCTTTCGCAACTTCACTCTGTGGCTTATTTCCTCTTAACACTGTTAACCTGTTGCCTATTTCCTTGGGTTGCAAATTATCACTCCTTTCATGCCACACTTTGTGGCTCAACTGTAATATATCACTTGTCACATATCGTGTCAACACATTTTGTGGAATTTTTTCTTGATTTTTCCACAATTCGTGTTATTATATATTTAAAGTAACATAAGGAGTTGAATTATATGGGTGATTTTCCTAACATATTCAGAAAAATAAGAGAACAAAGTGGACTTACTCAACAGCAAATGGCTGATAAACTTGGTGTATCCAGAAGCGCTATTGGAATGTATGAAAATGGCGAAAGAGAACCAAATTTTGAAACTTTGGAACTAATTGCTGATACATTTAATGTTGATATGAACTATTTACTAGGTAAAAAACCTACTACTGAGGTTATTCCCGATAGGTATTACCTTGATGATGATGCCAGAGATATGGCTCAGTTTATGTATGAGAATCCTGAATACAAAGTTCTCTTTGACGCTTCTCGCAAGGTCAAGAAAGAAGATATCGACTTTGTTAAGCAGATGATAGATAGAATGTCAAATAAAGGGGATGATTAATATTACTACTAATGTTATTTACGCAGATATGCCTCCTACAATAAAGGCATACACTGTTAATAATAATGATGATTCTTTTACAATCGTGCTTAATTCTCGGCTAAACCGAGAACAACATCTTAAATCATATCATCATGAATTAACACACATTGAAAATGGAGATTATGACAGACAGTGCAAAGATGTTGATATGATTGAAATATATGCACACAACATAAATTAAGCATTAAAAAGGGGGAGAATGCTTTATATGCTTATAGATAAGAAAGAGCTAAAATCTTTAAAAAAGGCTGCAAAATTTTTAACTAACAATAAATTTTATATTACACTCTCATACATAAATGGTCTTCAGTATGAACGCCAAATAACTTGTAATGTTGGAATGTTTGAAGATAAATTGTTTATAGATTTCTTTGGTGGAAACAAATATATTTATTCTACTCATGAAATAAATAATGTATTTCTCTCTTTAAAATACATCGTTATAGAATTTATTGATAATTCTTTTATAGTTTTTTCTTCTTCTGATAACAACCTATTAAAGATATATAATACATTAGTTATGCAATATAATATACCTTCTGTCCAAAAAGATATTAAAAATTTTGTTGCCAACTTGAATTATTCAACAATATCACAGCAACCCATTAATGAGCCTACAGAATATTCGCCTTCATATTCTGATAAAACAGACTGCTCTTCATCAATATCAAATAATTTGGATGCACCGCAAACAAAAGATGCTCACATAGTTTTCCCAGATTGGTATATATCAATCTGCTTTGGAAAATCCTCTTCGGAAAATTACATGAAAGCTGTCACTCTTGCCAAGCAGGCTCCGCAATATCATACTCAAACGGATAATGGAATCATTCTTCATCAGGCTATATACTCGAGTGCTCCACAAGAATATCTCGCTTTTATAAGCTTATATGAATTGGTTAGCACATGGAAATCCAGTTTTACTATAATAAACGGGAAAGTCATTGACAGAAAGATAATAGGTAAGTTGAATTATTGTTATGGTGATAAATGCCGTAGTGGTGACCCACATTTTTGTTATGGTGCTAGTTATATGACCGAAAATCCTTTTGGTTGTCACAGATTACAAGTAAGTGCAGCTAATAATCCTTGGTGGTCATTCTACCGAAGAGTAGGAAATAATTATATTTTGAATCAAATGGAACTAAAAAAGAGGATTGACTCATATGCTTCTGTTTATTGTTTGTGTCCATGCTTTAATTATCAGCAAAT